GTGCGAGACTGCATGAACTCGAGTACACCTTTCTCGCCTTCAAAGTACGGAATAATCGATAGTAGCGTTGTCGAATGTCCCATCTGTCGAAGCACGTTCCTGGTGCAGCTGGAACAAACACCAGTGCTGAAGCCCGCGCGCGCGCCGCGTTGGTGGAAGTGGAGACAAGAGAACCAGATGCTTCAAAGAACATTAGAGCAATTGGAAAGAACCCGGCAGAGATCCCAGAGTCAGTGAAAACGTTGCAAACGTCTGACTTGTATGCGCCTGGTAAACGATCTGAGCGTAGACAGATTCTTCTACGCCACGCAGTTGAGTATCTCTTTGACGTTCCTATTGAGCAGGAAAGAGAACAAGACCGCGTGATTGCTCGCATTGGTGCTCGCACCAAGTTAATGGTTGATTGGATGATCGGTTCTTGGGAAAACTACTTACGACCGAAGACGTGGATGGACGCACTCGAACAAGAACAGCAGGAGAAGTGGGCAGCTGCGAAGCGCAGGTACGACCGAATGATTGACCATGAGAATCAGAGGTTGGCAAAGGCGCGGGCTGAATACGATGCCATTGTTAACGATGTTTCTCTGAAGCAGGCCACGGCTCGAGAAGAACTTCGAGACGTTCTGAGAGGATTTGGGTTGCAAGATGCACCATTACTTTCAGTCCCGTCTGAAGATCATGGCCATGAAAGGCTCAGAGAGGAACTCAGCTTTCTGGGGATAAATTTTCGTCCCCCAGATAGCCAGTTCCACTAATCGTGTTCAAGGAACAATACGCACTCTCGCTAGACGAGCACGCCGGTTAAGAATGAAAGAAGCAGCGACACAGAGACATCCTATAGAGAAAATGTTTGTCAAAAGAAAGATTAAGAGTTCCAAGTCAGGCCTTAAAGAGCAAAATAATTTCGATAAAGCAGAAAGAGAGTTCGAATATTTGACTCGTGAGAAAGAAGAGGCCGTTAAGAGAGAAGGGGCTTGGGACTATAATGCTTTCTTTGGGCAACCAGGGGATGATGAATGGGTAAGGGAGATTGCAGCAAAGAATCTACCAGACTATCTTGAGCATTATAATGACCTGACGTTCGGTGTTCCGAATGTCGGTGTCATTATAAAACACCTCAAGAAATTTGATAGACCAAATTACTCAATCCTTCCTGCTGCGCACGGATATTGGGCTGAGGCATTAATTAAAATTAGGAAGAATGAATGGGGCGGAAGCAGAAAGCGATGGGACTGGTTTACGGCACTGGGCTTGTCTGAAGCTTCACTGCCATCATTTCCTGGAATTCGTTATCGCAAGTGTGGGTGGTCAAACAAGGGCGCCGCAGAAACTGTTCTTATGATAGATGCATATCAGGCTGTGAGGAAAATTGGCCAAAATGAACAGGTTTTGAGGCGTCCATGTGCACTATTCGGACGTGGGAAGCGACTCGCAGGAGAAGAGGCGGCAGGAATCGTAGGGCAAGGTCGTGCCGGGAGACTGGTCATGGCTTCTGACGGCCGCGATCACATTATAATATCAAGCGTGGCGAAGAATTTGTTTCGATTCTTAGATGAATCAGCTAAGTCAACTGAAATTATGGTTGGCATGAGCTTTCAGAATAGAGGCGCGACAGTCTTCGTCAACAATTTGATTGCAGATTTGGTCCCGGGTTTGACTAGAAGGTTGAACTTCAAGGAAGAACCGGACCATTACATTCTTCCTAAACTGGACACGGTCACTGACGTGTTCAGCAGAACTTACGAAGAAAAGTTTAGATATTTCGTTCTAGACTTAAGCCGACAGGATTCTTCAGTAAGTTCCGAGTTAATTGATGCCTTCTTTGATTGGGCTAGACAATCTTGGTATGTCATTGGGAACGAAAAGAAGAAGAAGTTTGGCCGATACATGAGATGGATAAGGGATTATCATGTAGAGACGCGTGTCGCTCTGCCTGATGGACAAGTCTGGAGAAAACATCATGGAAATGTATCAG